ACCGAGACCAGCCACCATTATTGATTATAGCTGGTCACCAAGCAAGAGGGCCCCTGTTACCTGGGATGAAAAGACGGTCCCAGAGACAGACCTCATGCGGCAGATAGAAGGTTTCTTTAAACATAGGGAAAACGTCCGGTTGTATCGGGACTTTTTCCGCCTCTATCGGCCCGCCCTTGAACCCTTGTTAGAGAGAGGGTGGACTCCTCCCGAGGAGAAGATCCTTGATCAAGCAGGGTTTGGGGGTGTTGGAAAGGTCAGCTTTATCCAGGAACCTGGATATAAGCTTCGTGCTGTAGCTAACCCGCATAGACTCCATCAGGTGGTACTTGAACCTTATAAGGAGTTCCTTTGGTCTTTGTTGCGAGATATACCTCAAGATTTTACCTTTCGTCAGGAAGAGGCCTTCCCTATAATTCAGGGTTGGCTTTGGGGTGATGACAGGGAACAAGTCCACAGTGTGGACCTCTCTGATGCCACCAACCACTTCCCGATGGAGGTAAGCGAGACGGCATTGTGCCATCAAACGGCCTGGACAGATTATGAATATCTGTTCAGGAGGCTGAGTCGTTCTGCTTGGTGGGTTACGGATCCAACTTGGGATCCACCACTAAGGAGGCTAATTACCTGGAAAACTGGACAACCCCTTGGTTTGGGGCCGTCCTTCGGGTACTTCGCCTTGGGCCATCACTGGCTCCTTCAGCTTCTCCAGGTGAACAACCCTGGAGCCTATTTGATGCTTGGTGACGATATTGTCATCAAGGGTGAAGCCTTGCACCGTGCATACCGTATCGCACTTGAGCACCTCCGCTGCCCAGTATCCGAACCTAAGTGTTTGAACTCCGACAAACTTGCAGAATTTGCCGGACGTTTGATCACCCCTAGGTCTGTGATACCGCAGTATAAATGGAGGGAGCCTTCTGACCGGTCTTTCATAGATTTGGCCAGAATTCTGGGAGTTCACTCCCTGAACCGGGAACTCTTTCCGGGGCGTCAACTCAAGGTCTTGAGGGCATTGCGATCCATACCCACTGAGCTCGGAGGCTTGGGATTCAACCCTGAAGGGTTGGCCTGGGATGCTCGAATCGGTCGGGAGGACGTCGCAATGCTGATATCCCTGCTCCTTGATAGGAAAGGTACGGTTAGATACCAGAATGTGGAAACCTTGTTGGCTCCACTGCTGATTCAGCAGGAAGAGCCGATAAGCGTGGCTGTATCTCCCCATAAGGTATGGGAGGTAAAGCCCTGGAGGTCGTCCAGACACTCCAAATTCCATGTTCGAGACGCCGTGATCCGTAGCAATAGGATCAGGGAAGAAGTCGTCCCTGTGACAGATCCTGCTCCCGTTGGTCTCTCTCCCTTGGAAAAGGATGGAGACCCCAGAGGTAAAACTACTCTGGAGAGATGGGAACAAATCCTTCAGGACATTAATTTGTCCGTCAAGGATGGACCTATCACAGATGTTACAGATAATACGGACGATGAACCCTCCTTTCTTGATAGGTAGACAACAACCCCTGTTACTGCTACTGTAGCGCCTGTAACACTGCCCTCCCCGATCTCTCGGTATGGG